TGGTATCAGAGCCATACCGTTCCTTGAAACTTGTTTTCTAAATTCTTGTTTTCATGCTCAAAATGGTATAATTTATGACTTTATTCTGTTTTGATCATTAGACTTCAGACGCAGAGAGAGTTTCTCATTCATGGCTTCCACTTCCTCTTCGAATCTTTCAACTCCTCTTACTCTTTCTTCTACTCTTTCCTTGCCGAAATCTTGCACTTCTCATACTGCCAATAAAATTGAAAATCTTGTAGAATACTCCTACATCCCTGAATCCGCCCAAATCAGTGAATCCACCTACCCTCTTATTAGCCCTTACCATTTGTACAAACGACCCAACTCCTTTACCCGCAGCATCCGTACCCTTATCTCTACTAAACGGCCACACCCTAAAGAATATATCCAGTCTTCTCGTCTGGATCAATGTGCTCTTAAAGCCACCTCTGCTGAGCAATATGTCACACTGGAAATTCCTTCAGAGCTCATTTCAAATTGGAAACGTGAAGGATACACTCATCTTCATCTAGGCGGCATCCGGCTCATCCTAACCCTACATGGGCGCAAAGGTTTACCTGTTACCGCTCGTGTTGCTCTCCTAGACACTCGGTTTAAACAGTTCCAAGATGCTGTTATCGGTACTGTCCTCACCACCCTACATGCTGGCAGTGTCTTACTCACCTTTTATCCCAACTTCAATCTTTCTCTTCAAGATCCAAATCTACCTACAACCCTGAAAGTCCAAGTCCAGATCCAAGGTGCTGAACAAATCTCCACTGCTAAAATCGCCACCTTACACCATCAATTGGTCTATCGGCTTCAGAATCATGCCTTAGACCTACCCACTCCAGAACACCACTCTGACACTCTCATGGTGTTAGCTGAATCTGACCAAATTCCAACCATCATTCAGATCCCCAGGCAAATTCCTCGGCACGAACTCCTTAAGCTTATGCCTCTTGAATGGATCTCAAACTATGAGCAGTTCCATAACAATACAGCCCCAGTTCAGACATCTGAAAGTATGTTTGAAAGGCGACCCGATGGCACGGTCAGAATGACCTTTAAACCACCTCCCAGTGCTCCTCAAGAGCCTCCTCGGCTCTCTTTCACTTATTCCTCCATGATCACAGCTGTACAGACAGCTCAAGAAAATTTGCCTATTACAGGGTTCACTTCCAACGGTTTCCCTGTTTATCCAGCCAAGCAGAATGGACATTTCCTTTGGGATGTCCCTGGTTCCGGCCACTGTGACCCAGATTGTCCCTGCTGGGATGATTGGGAAGAGGATAACGATTATGTAACCAAAAAGAAAAAGAAACCTAAGAAAAAATCTCATGCCTCGTGTCACCACAGTACTTCTAGACCACCACAAGATCCTCCTCCTCCATCAGCTCCTTTACATCTCTATAAAAAGGAACTCCAATGGCTTGCAAAGCGTTGCACCTCTACAATCTCCTCACCTGTTCCAGATCCATCTCCACCTCTGAGTTGTATGATGTTTTCATCTGCTTCCTCAGATTATTCTTCCTATTTTCCTCCTTTAGACACCCACACAGATTCCCAACGAAATGTTGTGTCCAAACCTTTTATTCCATCACCCATAACCTCAGCCGGTCATCTTGAACCACCCAAACCTTTTGAATCAGTCCTCAACTGGCAAACTCAAAATGCCAGAGCCCAGAATGATACTTTGTTGAACATAAATTCCAAAGTTGAAAAAATCAGTTTACGAACTGAACACCTTGAAACGAAGGTTGACTCCATCTCTGCACAACTGCAGCAGATCCACCAGAACCTCCAGTCCAGAATTGCTCAACTTGACTCTGAGTTGCGAACTATGCTTGCCCAACGTTACCATGGCCCAGAATTTGATCAAAAAGAAAGGGAGATCAGACATTTAAAAGCTGAGCTTGCTCAAATTGAATCTGACAAACAAAAACCTTCCCTTTTTACCTCCTCACCTCCTATCCCTTCGATTGGTCCAACTTACCATCCATTTGCTTCTATGCTTTCTCTTATCCGACAGTATGAGCCTTCTAAGCTGTTTGGTATGACTCATACCCTTTTCCGAGATAACCCATTACCACCACCACCTAAATCTAAACCAAAGCCTAAACCTCAACCACGACCCGTCACAATCAATCCTTCATCCACTATTATCCCTTACCAACAATCACCGGGCTATACACCAGCATCACCATCACCACCTGAACCATCCAAATCCCAACCTCCTACCGCATCCAAGGATAAAGAACCTATGCACCAATTCAGTGCCCATACCATTGACCACCCATCTTCCACTGATGACCAAACTTCTGATTCAAATCTAGCCGTTTCAGATAGCCATACTGAGATTGACACGGAATCTTCAGCATCCACCAGTGACTCTGAAAAATCTTATGCTGATATCACCAGAATCCTGATGGCTCAACCTGACCCACAAACCTCTCGGACTGAACCATATGTTAATATTCCCTCTGATGTTGAAGAAGAGATGCCTGAATCTTCTGCTACCAACCAGCCTCCTCCGGCCCAAACTACTTCATCGAGTCAAAAATCATCAAATGGTCCCTGGTTTACCTATGATGATATCCCATCCTATAAATGGCGTGATCGTCTTAATGAAATGTCTGCCTGGATTGATCTCCAAATGCTCAGATCAGGAGCCACTACTGAATCAGTCCTTAGAGAATTTGCTACTCGTTTTACGGGTGCTCTAAGAGATTGGTTTGACTCTCTTGGTCCATACAGACAATTGCAGTTTGTTCAATTACCAGAAGTCTCCAGTGCTCTTGCCATTCTCCATGATCAGTTTTTAGGAGACCCAGCTGCAGCCTTTGAAGCTGCACGCCGAGACTATCTTAGCATGAAATGTTGCTCCCTTGATGCTAAGGATCTTGATTTCCATTACAAGCGCATGTCCCTGTTATTCTATAAGCTTAATGGATTCAACGAGCCTACCCTAAAGCATGTCTTCCTGGCTTCCCTTCCAGAAGAACTCCAACCAGACATCCAGCGGCAGCTCACCGCCTCCAATCTTGTCATTGACAATATCTCTCTTGGTAAAATCTTCCAACTTGCCAAAACTTGTCTTGACAAGCTCTGTGAACAGAAACAGTTCTTCAAGGACTTGTTGAAAGACAAAGAACCATTCAGAAGTGCTTGCAAAAAGCCTTATCTGCAGATCAAATGCAAACAAAAGAAGGATTGTGATTGCAGCCCCAAAAAGAAAAGGCATTTTCGAAAGTTCAAATCTCCAGAATTCTCATCCAGACCCCGCAGGTCCAGAAAACCTTACAGATTTTTCAGAAAGCGGTCTTCTTCTTCCAAAGACTCCAAACGAAGAAAATCCAGCAGATGTTTTATCTGCAGGAAAAAGGGTCATTTTGCCAAAGATTGTCCCAACAAAAGAGCCAAGTCCATTCGTCTTGTAGAACATCTTCAGGCTACTACAGATTACTCTCCTCAACAGGATGAACTGGAATTCTACTTCTCTGAACAAGATGAACCCAATGATGAAACAGTGTTCGCACTCCAACAATCTTCTGATGATTCCGACAGTGATCAGTCCCAAGTCATTTTCCATCAACAGCTCTTGTCCCTTGATACTACAGTTCCTATACCTTCCATCAAACTCCAAATCCTGCCATCAAAATTCCAAAGGCCCATTCCAGCAATTGGTCTTATCGATACTGGTGCACAGCGCAGTATGATAAACCCTCATATTCTCCCACCAGACTCCTGGACCCAATCTGAAGAACATTTCAAAGCTGTTAATGGCAAACTGTTCACCACCTCTTTGATTACCAAAAAACCCATTGGTATCCAGATTTTCCCTAATTGTGTCATTTGGACCAAAGTCATTGGTTCAACTCTTCCTAATAAAGATATTTTGTTAGGATTTGACATCCTTCACCAGATCAAACACCTTCAAATCATTCCTCATGGAATTCGAGTCAAGTCTATGTTCAAACCATTCACAGATGTCTTGAAACTTTACAATCTGTCTGAAACCCCTCCATCATATCAGGATGTTTCTACCAAGCTTTTAAGTTTCTGTCCAGAGTCTCATTCTGAGTTCACCCATCCAAATCCTTTGTGGAAAAATCAGTCTTTCTTTGTTAAGTTACCCTTCAAACTTAATGAAGACATCAATCCCACCAAAGCTACTCATCCAGGAATGAGTCCATCTGACTTACTCCTAGCCCAACAAGAATGTTCTCAACTGTTAGCCCAAGGGTTAATTGAGCCCACAACCTCTCAATGGGCTTGCCAAGCCTTTTATGTTGAAAAGCATTCTGAAATTGTTCGAGGAAAGAAACGCTTAGTCATTGACTACCAGCCCTTAAACATGTTTTTGCAAGATGACAAATTTCCTTTACCTCGCCGACAAAGCATGTTTACTTTTCTCAAAAATGCCCAGATCTTTTCAAAATTTGATTTAAAATCAGGTTTTTGGCAATTAGGCATTGAACCCTCTGAACGATATAAGACAGCCTTTTGTATTCCCAATGCCCATTTCCAATGGACGGTCCTACCCTTTGGTCTCAAAACTGCCCCATCCATTTTCCAAAAATCCATGATCAAAATCTTTCAGCCTCTCCTGTCTAATGCCTTGATTTACATTGATGATATTTTACTTTTTTCAGGATCACATGATGACCATCACCGACTGCTCAATCAGTTCTATGATATTGTCCACAGTCATGGAATCATGCTATCTGCCAAGAAAAGTACCATTGCCACAGACACCATCGAATTTCTTGGTATGATCATAAAAGATGGCCATTACCAGCCAGGAAAGCACGTTGCCCAAGAGTTGCTTCACTTTCCAGATCAGCAACTTTCCAAAAAGCAGGTCCAGCAATTTCTTGGAATTATCAATTACATCAGAGACTTTATCCCACATGTGGACCACTACACTCGTCACCTCTCGGCTTTATTGAAGAAAAAGCCTCCTGAGTGGAATGATGACCACACAAACGCTGTCACTACTCTCAAGAAGATTGCGCAAAATCCGCCCCCAAAACACCAAACACACCCAACAAAGAAAATACTTCAAACTGATGCCAGTGATCAGTATTGGAGCGCTGTACTATTGGAAGAACATAATGGCAAACGTCATTTCTGTGCACATGCAAGCGGACAATTCAAACACTCTGAAAAGAACTACCATGTGATCTACAAAGAAATCTTGACAGTCAAGTATGGAATTAAAAAATTCGAATTTCATCTAATCAGCCACACATTTCTTATCAACATGGATAATTCTTCTTTTCCCCGAATCTTTGACTTCAAAAACAAGTTGCTCCTTGATAAGCAACTACTCAATCTCAAAACCTGGTTTGCTAAGTATGACTTCACTGTTCAACACATAAAAGGCAACCAAAACCTCATTCCAGACTTCCTCACACGTCCAGCTATAAATAAACCCTCACTCATTTCCTCAATCCAAACCATTCCAGTCATAGCTCTGAATCGCCAACTTCCTTTCAAAGCTCTCACCCAGAGACACTTTCCCATGAACATCTCTTTCCAATCGGCTTACCAGCTGCAGGATTTTACAAAGAAATTCCTTTAATGTTCAAACCAAAAAACCCGACCATTTTCCTAATCTTTGCATGGAACACCTGTTTCTCACAGGCCTTATTCTCTCCTCTCTGTCCATCTGTGAAGATGAACTTTGGTACATGTGGTGTCTCACCGCCTTGTATGCTACAGAGTTGGTTCTTCCCATCAAACCAGGCCTAATCACCTTACCACTCCTGAGTTCTCACCAAACCCCCTATGGACTCTCCTTGAATAGTATTCCCCACTCACTTGGTAGCGTAAACAACTCCAACAGTTGATTACTTTTCATGGATTAGACAAAATACTAGAACAAGAAGCTAACATGTGGACTACAGTCTTCATTGTCCACAGGCCTTACTTCCAGCACCCAGAAACGCGGGACTACTGGACACAAGACATGGCATACGAATGAAGAACTTATCCTCATCCATATACCCTCATTCATGACACATCTGTTACTTCTGTTCTCAAAGCCTACCTTATGGAACTAAATAATGTTCCTTCCCCAGCCACAGACATTCACCACACCTCTATTGGACCCTCACACACTCTTGAAATCATTCCCAAAACACAAGGTTGTACTCCAGGTTCAAGTTCAAGCCCTCAAGGTATCCTTGTCACGGAACAACGTCCTGACTACACCAATATTTTATTCCAAGATGCTCAGGATCCATGGGAAGACTTTCAGTCCCTTCTCCATACTGAAAATCCCCGTTATACTGTCACCACTCCAGACTCTCCTGCTGCATCTACATCTCAGCACATGACTGAAGCTGATGAAAACAAATACCAACAAGCAGAGGTATCCCTCGACCAACGACAAATCCGTCGACACAAACGACAATATGGAAAAGACACAGGAGACGTGTCACCATCTCGTTATCCATCCACTCCATGATAACGACTTATGCACAAACTTTTGATACACCTATCCATGTGACTCCCGTTTGTCTTTTGTTAAAGTCCTTGTCGGTGTGCTTTACTTTTGTTAAAGTCCTTGTCGGTGTGCTTTACTTTTGTTAAAGTCCTTGTCGGTGTGCTTTACTTTTGTTAAAATCCTTGTCGGTGTGCTTTACTTTTGTTAAAATCCTTGTCGGTGTGCTTTACTTTTGTAAATGTCTTTATTGGTGTGCTTTGCTTTAGAATCATTCGAGAGGTCCTGTTCTCAATGATTTTCTATAAATAGCACCTTCAGCTTTAGTTGAGGGGGGCTCATCAAGAAATAAACAATCCAGTTCTATACATTATGTTTCCCTAAAACTCTCTCTCTCTTCTAGGAATCAAAGCAATTATTTAGATTAATAATGATACGCTCACCTCCTGAGTATGCTTTGCTCTTGCCTTAAGCCTAAGGATCCTGTGCTTGCGGACTACTGGTCCAAAGTACAGTTTTAACTGTTGTAGTTCTGGTATAACAACGCCACGTACACTCTTAAC